TACAGCACCTAGCTTTATTGTTCTTGGCTCCCACTTACCATCTATCCACATCTGTCTTTTTGATCTATCTACTGGGCCGTTACCATTAAGATCACCACGCATCCATGCCATAGCTGCCATAAATGTTACAGCAGAGCCTATAGCTAATCGGCCTGTTTGTAAAGCCTTTGCGTTAGCTAACTCTTCTGGTGTAAATATACCATACTTAGATACAGACTCTAAGTTATTAGGATTAGCAAATGCAATGTCGTTGAACTCTTTG